ATTTAAATAAATTTGGCGTTATGTTGTGCATTATATTTATAATCCTTTAATCTATCGCCCACTCCAAACTTTTACAACCGGTAAACGCGGTATTTTTTTATTGCGAATATTCTCGCAATGCTCATTATATGTGTAACCCCAATTGCAATATGACCTTATATTGCCTAATAAAGAATACTGTTTAACATGTCTCAGGTATTCCTCGTGAAATATAATCCCCATAATTCTCTCCAAGCAACATCTGTATTTGCGAGACGTAATATATTTTAATAATCTGAATAAACTATATTTATCTCCAAGTATAGTTAAAAATTTGCGATTAATAAAACTTTGCACGCCAAAACATCCAGCCCACACATTATCATTTGGACGACCCATTACTTCATATGTTTTATCATTTAATAGTGAATTTATAATATGAAAATTGTTTTCCAATGTAGAAATCATCCCCCTGGTGTCATTAAAACTTTCCTTCTTTTCGCAAAAGAAATGCCATAATGGCATCACTTGCGCTTGTTTACTGACTAAAAGTTCAAAATTAATTCTCTGTTGTATAAATACGCTGTCGTGTATAATAATTGCGTTGTCAAAATAATCATTCTTATAAAAATAGTAATATGGAAGAAGCTCTCCTCTTCCTGGAAACTCCGAATCAACGTATTCAACGTTCTTGTATTCGTATTCCGCATTTAGATGCTGCATGTTACTGTTATCGTCTATTACAACAATTTTCTTAAAAGGATAGAATCTGCGAATAGACTGGATACAAAAGTTCCAATACTTGTTTGTTGTTTCAGAATTTACATGGCGCGTTATAATAAAACCAAAATCTCTTACATTTGGTGTTAATGAATTCATTTTATTTTATTAAATACAATGAATATAATAAATTTGTTTTTTTAACTGAGTCTTTAACTAAGATTTTCAGATGAAAAACAAGGAATATTGTCTATATTTATAATTGTTTTATCCGATGGTGCTTTATTTTTAGTTACAACAAACTTTTTAAATTCTGCACGTTCAAGCTGCGCTTGCGGTGTGTGATTGTGTACGCAACGCGCGATCATTTTATATAATTTAAAATCAGGGTATCTCTCAACGCCATTATTTTTGTAAAGTATATTGATGCCGTTGTCATCTAAACACCAATCAAAAATTAACTTGACTATTGGTTCGCAATTATCATAATCATCCAATGCGTCTAAATCGTCAATAATATAATCAAAAATGGAACAAGCTAACCGGCACAAATCAAAACTATAATTGGGTTCCAAACGCGGTTTCTTTTCATTGAAATAAGGTTCCGTGTTATATTGTGTAGCAGCGTCTGCTCCTGGTTGAAAACTATCGCTGCAAAACAATTTTCCATCAAACTTGTAAATAGCTCTGCCGAAATCAATAATTTTAAAGATGCGTCCAAAAGTGGGCACTTTATAATAGGTCTTTCTATAGCAGTAATAAATATACTTTTCATCCGTTTCATTATACATAATGTTATTTGTGTGCAAATCATTGTGTGTAAATAAAAATGCTTTTTGATAGGTAATCAAAATCATAATAACTTGCATTAATGCGGAAAACCATTCTTCATGAGTCAATTCATTATTTATTATAAGGTCATCAAATGTGGTGTCGCAATTTTCCATGCAAATAACTTGCACAGGAAAACTTGGTATGGTTGCTTCAATTCTTTCTTCTTCGCAAAATTCATCGCTTCCGCTTTCACTTCCGCTTTCACTCATAATTACTGTATTTTCTGATCCAGCATCATTGTCATTTGATTCTGCATTATTTGATGTTTCATCGCAATTATTGCATGATTCGTCTGGTCCACTATTATCCGACGTGTGCGAAGTTCTTGAAGAACAAGTAGAACCAGATTTAATTGTAGTTGTTTTTGCTTCTGCAATAGAGAAAGTTTCAGAGGCCATGAGATCAACTAATTCAATTGAATTATCTTTTAAATCATCCAATGTTAGATGATTTTCTGTAAATAAATCTTCAAATAAACCATCATCAATAGATTTAATGGATAAATTTGATTTATTGCTTATATTATGATCTATTCTAATAGGAACTAATTGTTTGGGTTTATCTTCATCGTCGTATAAAAAACTATAATCATCTACTTGGAAATTGACATTTTTGTTTTTATTAAAAAACTCTGACTTGCAAAGATAATCCAAGTCGTCAATAACATTCAATTTAAAATCTTTTTTAATTCCAAGAAAGGAACCGTAATAGTCAACACCATTAACAAAATTGTATTTATGAATAAGAGTGCTTGAGAGAAATGAAAAGAATCCATCAATGTACGCTGAATTATTGCAATCCAATAATTTTGGATGAACTGTTCCGATGTCCCCATTTGTTGTTAATTTTGGTAAATTAAATAAAGAATTGTCATTAATGTTGTATTTTCCAATCAAGAATTTAAAAGGGTCCAATAATGGAGCCATTTTAAAGAAGACTTGCTTCTTTTTTGTTTTAGACGTTTGCAAATTTTGAATAGAGCAATTATATAAATTTTTATTATCAGAGACGGAGTTTTTAATATCAGTTAAAAACCACTCATGGTTCAAATTAACAGAGTTAAAATTTGTTTCATTCAATAGAAAAAATCTATTGTAAATGGGTACATAATTTTGAATTTCGGAGAGAAAAGTCAAGTTATCCTTTTTGAATAGCTTGAATAACTCGCTGTTCTTTCTCTTCTCGTAGTTGATTTTGAGAGTGTCGTTATCCATTAGCTAAATAATATATTAATAATATTTATTTTTAACTTATTTATAAATCTTTAGTAATTTTGGCTAAACAAATGCGATTTGCATTAACAAAAGTTATATGCGTATTCTACATTGAATGAATTTTCTAAAGTAACAATAACAAGAATATCATGACTTTAGAACTCAAGAAATTTGATATGAAAACAATTAGTTTCAAACCTAATGAATCTAAAGGCCCAGTCGTAGTTTTAATTGGAAGACGTGATACTGGTAAGTCTTTCCTTGTGAGGGATTTATTATATTATCATCAAGATATTCCAATTGGCGTTGTTGTGGCTGGCACTGAAGAAGGTAACGGTTTCTATGGAAAAATGGTCCCAAAATTGTTTATTCACAACGAATACAACACTGCGATCGTTGAGAATATTTTAAAGCGACAAAAATCAGTTTTAAAGCAGATTAAAAAGGAAATGGAGGCATTTAAACGTAGCACAATTGATCCGCGAGCTTTTGTGATTCTTGATGACTGTCTTTATGACGGCACGTGGACTCGTGATAAAATGATGCGTCTTCTTTTCATGAACGGAAGACATTGGAAGATCATGCTTATCATCACAATGCAATATCCTTTAGGTATTCCTCCCACACTGAGAACCAATATAGATTATGTTTTTATTCTGAGAGAACCATACATCGCAAATAGAAAACGTATTTATGAGAATTATGCTGGAATGTTTCCAACTTTTGAGTCTTTTTGTCAGGTCATGGATCAATGCACTGAAAATTATGAGTGCTTAGTAATAAATAATAATGCAAAATCCAATAAATTGCATGAACAAGTGTTTTGGTATAAGGCCGACTCGCACAATGACTTCAAATTAGGGTCAAAAGAGTTCTGGGAACTCAGCAAAGACATTAATTCGGATGAAGAAGATGAGAAATATGACCCAAATAATGCCAAAAAACGTGGAGCGGGTCCTAAAATTAGCGTAAAAAAGACGAAGTGGTAAAACGATTAATTAAATTTACGCTATATTTTTTTTATTATTATATATATAGTAAAAATTATGTACGACAGTTTTTTTATTGTTATTTGTACTTTTTGTGTATTATTAATATTAATATACATATCAACGTTTTATAAAAAATCTTCATTATTGGATAGATTTGTTACAAGACTACCAATTGCAAGTCATTTCGTTATTGGTATTGGAATTTATGTAACATTTTTAATATTTAAATTAAACAATGAAGATAGTACAACAAGACAAACCATTCAATCAATAAAAGACACGTTTATCCAAACATTGGACATTTTAGAAAAGTATAGGAACAAATGTCCTAATTTAATTAATTCTTTCTTTTATTCTTGGCAAAAACCTAACGAAAATAAATACAACCGCGATTCATTAAACGAATTCAACAATAAAGATGACAGTTTATATTCATTGATAGTTTCAAATTATATATTTCAAATTGTAGGGTTTTATATACACAGCTCATATATGACAAAAACTAGCGATTCTAGATTTTTAGTATTTTTTTCTAGTTTTTTTAAATCTAAATTATTAAAAGAGGAGTGGTATAAATACAACGCCAATTTTGGGTTAAGAACGAGATTACTATGTAATAAACTATTTGAGATTAATGATGAAATTGATTTTCAAAGTTCTGATGAAATTAGGGAGTATTTTGAAAAATATATAACCACAGATAAGTATAAATATATAATGGCGGCAAAAGATGAAACAAATGTTATGCAAACAAACGACAATATTTTTTAATATAATTTTTTTCTCATTATATTATTTTTATTAATAATATAATTATTTTTTTATATTTTCCAAGATTTCCAAGATTTTCGTATTGTGTGAATTAGATTTGGTATTTTCAACCGAGCATCACATTATTCATCCTTTTCCTTAATCACAAAAGGCCCGCTAAGCAGCTCGCTCTGACCGTTGTCAGTCTTGCCAATAACAATGTTCTCACCCTCAAACAACTCGGCACGAATGTCAGCAGCAGAAATGGTCTCCTGGTCCTTCAATGCCCGCTCTTGAGTGTTGATACCACTTACACCAATCAAATTGCCGTCCTCATCAATGTTTTGAGTAAGGGATGCACCCGTCTTTTCGGCAGTTTTAATATTTTCCTCAATAGCCTTCTTTTTTGTTTCTTTGACTCGTTGATCAAAAGCAGACTTGGCAAAATTCTCATTCTTATTCTTCTCGTGCATTAACTGATTAAGCTCATCCTCCATATATTCAACTCGTCCAGTCTTGTATGCTTCAGGATCCCATGGCATCCACATTCCCACCGGACCAACAAATACGTCATGATTTGGGTCAACTTCCCTCAACATTTTGCATCTCAATTCCGCCTCCTCCATGGTGGGGTAAGCGCCTCTAATCTTAATTCCACGTGTAGAAGTTTGGAAATTATGCTTCACGTTAAATGCATTTTCAAGTTCCTCCTCATTTTGATCCAAGAAAGTCTTATAATCATCTTCCATATTACCCTTTACCAATAAATCTTGTTCCTCATTTAAAAACTCCTTGTAATCCTTTGAAACCTCGTCAAATGACAATTTGTATTTATAACTAACAAAATTTAGAAATTGCATAAACTTTTCCATACTCTTGGAAAATTCCCACTTCTTTAGGAATTCCTCAAAGAAAAACAACTCTTTCATTTTAACAATTTTTTCGGGGGAAATAAAAGAAATGCATACAAATTTTTGCCCAGCAATTAGCTTATCTTCATCCAACACATCAACATATTTAGGATTAATTGAACCCGATTCTGTCAACTTTTTCTCAAAGCCGCAAGATTCTTTTGAATGATTACCCATTTTATTATTTAGTAGTTTTTATTTTAAGTTTTTTATCGCGCAATATATTTTTTTCTTATTATTTAATATAGATGTTTGATATCGCTGAGCTTGTCAAAAGAGTCATTAAGTATTTAGTGGAAGGTTTAATGGTCGCTATTGCTGCATATGCCATCCCTAAACGTTCATTAAACATTGAGGAGATCATTTTGCTCGCCTTAACTGCCGCCGCCACATTTAGCATTTTGGATACATACGTCCCTAGCATCGGAGTGACAACTCGTTCTGGCGCCGGCTTTGGCATTGGTGCCAATCTAGTGGGCTTCCCAGGCGGGCTTTAAATTGTAACCCCACCTAATAAATTGTAACCCCACCTAATAAATTGTAACCCCACCTAATAAATTGTAACCCCACCTAATAAATTGTAACCCCACCTAATAAATTGTAACCTAATAATATGATAATTTAATTATATCATATTATTTTATATGGTGCGAACAAAAAGCAGAAAAACTCTGAAGATGCGTAGAAGAAATACAAGAAAGAATAGAAAAATAAATAAAAGAGGTGGCGCGGGAATGTTAACTCCTCCTGGTTCACCAATTCAACAACAAGGTTCACCAAACTTTATTGATGTGGACACACCTGGATCAATGCATTTAAGCGATCTTGCGGTAAGCCCTAGAAACTCTGAATCAGGTTATACAACAGGTGATTCTGCATCTGGTTTTCAAGGATTAAATTTAACTCAGCAATTTGATGATGCCGATTCAGGTTCATTTAATACAGAGGGCGAAGATTCTATGAACAATGACAATATAGTTCCTGGTCAACAAGGCGACGATGTTGGTTCATTTGGAAACCTTGGTCACGGTGGAAAAAGAAGAACAAGAAAGACAAAAAAAACAAGAAGAAACAAAAAATCAAGAAAACACGGAAGCCGTTAAAATGGAGTTAGATAGTGGCAATAAATTCCCAGTCCAACTCCTCACAAATCTTTTTCCAAATGGTGTCTTGTTCAATCAACTTCTCCCTATCCTTCAACATTGGAATTTCTGGAAGATACTGTGTTTCATCCAGCAATTCAAACAACTTATAAAGCACGTAATAATAATGTAAAAAATTAACGCGATAATCAGGGCAGTGTTTTGCATATGGATATTGAATTTCCATAAAGAAATTACACAAAGTTTCTTCCAACTCTTGAGAGATAATGGGTGGTTTAATTCCCAATTTGTCCTTGATAAAATTGATGTGTTCATAATATTTATTATAACCGAGTTTCTTGAGTATTTCTTTGGTTTTATAATAAGTAAGCTTTGAGTATTCAATGCGTTCCTTTTTAATCTGGTGTTTAAGATTATCAATAACTTCTGGAGGTATTTGCGTAGTTTCCTTTCCTTGAAATTGCGCCAAAATCTCTTTGAAGTGGTTAATCTTCTTATACGCATAAAAACACACTTCTTTTGGAGGTTCTTTGTAAGATGGTTTTTCATTTTCAATTAAATATTGAAAATTTTTGAAACACGCATTACAAATTAAAACGCCTTCATCATCCATTGGTATTAATTCTCCCTTAAAACAAGTTTGACATACATCAGTTGGTCTCAAAAACGCATTGATATCAAGGAACGATTCATCAATATTATTTAGGTATTTTTGAAAAATATTATTGTTTTTTCTCTCTATAACACTAGAATTGTCTTGGGGTTTCATTTTAAAAAAAGACTCTAGCATTTTATTTTTGCTTGTTGTTGTGTTTCCGATGGATATATCTTTTTTGTTTTCAAAATAATCAAAGATGTATTTAGAATTATCCAAAAAATAGTCTATTTTTTTAGATTTTAGTTGTTTAATTTCATTTGTTATTTCTTCCAGTTTATCGCGATAATCCATTACCTGTTCAATCGTTAATGTATTTTCAACGGCATTTTTTTCAAGGATGCTTTTAATTTCTATTTTTTCTTTTTTCAATAAAGGAATTTTATCATTTTCGTCTTTATTAAATTCATTGACGAATTCTTTGTGCTTGCCATCTAGCGTTGTTGAGTTTTTCTTGTTAAGTTTAATTTTTTTTACAGTTTTTGGCTTAAACGATGGCATCAAGTAATCTATTATTAAT